TGTAAGTGGAAATCCAATGATGAATGCTGCGATAAAGAGTGCTGAGGTCATGCTTGATTAGGAATATTAGGTGGATAATGTTTAGATGCTACCTGATCAAACCCTTTACCTGATAGAGTAACTTTACCACCACGATTACGAGACTTCCATTGTACTGAGTTATGCAGTTCTGGTGGTAGTTGTTCTGGTGGTGATTGTTGAACTGGTTCTTCTGATACGATAGAATATACTCTACCGTTTAGATACATTGGTGGTAGATATGAGACATAAGTATGAATCCAATATGATCTAGCAAAGAGTGGTTTTAGCACATCCCAAACATCAGGAGCACGAAAATGTTCTTCAGCATAATCAATGATTGGTGATTCAATTTCATGCATCAGATTATTAATCGCATTCTTTTTCAATCTCATGTCTTCAGCACCACCTGGCTCCATTCTAAGTTTAGATCGTTGTTTCTTTGTGAGATGTGTTGCTTCAGCAGCAGTTTTTTGAAACAGACGCCACTTCTGAGTGAGAAGTTCACTTTCACGACGTAGTTCTGTTCGCTTCAGATTACGTTGCTTATATGCTTTATTCAGTTCTTTTCTCACATATGAATCATACTTTCTCCCATTCTCTTTTAAAAGTTTCTCATACTCACAAATGGTAGGATCACTTAAAAAGAAACGTGCATCTGGATGATCTTGTTCACACAGATACTTCTCTAGTCGATAGTATGCACCACCAGAGGAGAAGAAAGGTTGTTCAATTTCACGAATCATTTCCAAGACATCACTTGAAATCTCAACATGAAATGTTCTCTTAATCAATTCACTCATTCAAAACTCCATGCATCGTAAGCAGGACTGGTCAATCGAAGTTTATAATCTTTAAGTCGTTGAATCAATCCTTCATGATCTGTAACACCATTAGAGATAATTTCTCTTGCTCGTGCTACATCATGATTGCTCATGGTTTCCAGTGCTCTGAGAATGTGATCGACTTCTTGAATAGAAAGATTCATTTGACTGCGTTTTGTAGTGTTGTGATCAGGTGCATATGACCATGAAAGTATCCTGCTACGATCGTTGCGATTGTTGCGAGGAATGTAATGATCAAGGCGATGATTTGCGGGATAGGGGGCTTTTGATCCATGGTAAAACAGCGATGCTAGTTCTTGGTAGATCAAAATCTTCTACCTTATGCACAATGCCTGGTCCAAAGATCACAATACGTTGATTCTTTGGACGAATTAACATTTGATTATCTATATTCAATTCACCAGTGACTAAATCAGGGTGAATATCATAATATAGAACAATAGAACAAATGGGTAAATGATTTTCACCTGTCTCGTTATAGTATACTACATCTCGGTCAATATGCCAAGTTGGTGGTCTTGAATTGTAATTAACTTGGTATTCATATCCTGATCCTTTGGTTGGGAAATAGTGCTGAGAGATCTTGATGAGATCAAGGCAGATACTTTGATGAGGGTGTTCAAAATCATGACTATAAAAAGGACTGGGTGAGATGATGTTAGGTATGGAGACTGGAACATGTGGGTAATCATCAATGATGTGAACATTCATTCATTGGGAGGACAATCAAGACCACTATTCCAGAACTTCTGATTTGCTTCTAGCAATGCTTCTGTTACATTCTCCTTAAATGACTTATATGGAATGAAGATGTCATCATCATCAGTCTTATAGTCCTGGTGTGTCTCTTTGAACTTACGATCTACATCATACAGCATAGATTGCACCATGTCGTTGATCACTTCCATTGTATGTGGTTGAAGTTGATCCCAGTTGTATCCAGGGAGCATATCATCCTTAACACGATCTAGCAATGCTTTCTTACAATGCCACTGACTATCAAAGATCTGGGTAAATGCTTCCCAGTCATGTTGGGATTTGAAATGTGGAATACTCATTGTGGGTTACAAATAATAATTGGGTATGCGTTACCATAAGTGTCTTTACCTTGCTCACAAAAGTATTGTGGAGGTGGTTCTGGTATCTTAGAAAGAGTTACCAGTGCAATGATGAACTGTAGAAAGGGGAGAATGAATGTAATTCTATCTTTCATAGTGGTCTCACGCGATAGACAATACTGGTACGAATTTGATTCTGTTCAGTAGGACCAAGACCACGATGAGGGATGTTTGATGGTAAGATCACAATTCTACCAGGCACATACTCATGCACCTCATGTGGTGTGCAGAGTTCAAACTGTCCACCATAACTTGACTTCCAGTTTGCTGTCGTGAATTGTAGTATGGTTAATTCATTTGGATCTGATGAATCAGTATGCTCAGTACCATCCTGACCATAACATTGCACGTTGAGTGAAATCTCTCTGCAATATAATGGAGTCTCTATCACACGCTCAATCTGTTCTAGAATTGGAAAGAACAACTGTGCTGGTGGTTCGAGTTTCGTAATCGTATTGATTGACTCACGACGAAACAATGTCGCACCAAACAATCGATGATTACCTGTGAGCCCATACGGAAAAGTCTGCCGCCCCGCAATGTTGTTGGGAGCGACAGGAATGTCCATAACTTTAGCACTCAGTTCCTGAACATAAAGTTCATCAAAGAGACCATCAATGACTGTGCAAATACTCATCGTGACTTCACATAGATTAGTTCATTCCAAAACTGAGTATAGCACACAATCAAACAATGATGTTTCCTATGAAATGGAACATAATCTAAATCATCAGGATCTTTATCCCGCACAGCAATCTCAATCGTGAGGTAATCTTCACAAATGAAATACACCCAACCTTCTAGATTACGCCACTGAACGTAATCATTTAGTTGTGGTTCATAGGAATCCACCATCACGCATTCGTTGCTCCTCTGCTTCACTGAGCTGAGGTCGATAGAGTTCTGGATTGATAAATCCTTGGATTCGATCATTGATCCGCTGAGCATCTGAAGAAACTGGTTTACCAGGGATGGAAGTGCTATCATCGTAACTCTCACTATATGCTAATGGATACAGTTTGTTTAGAATGTGGTGATACTCTTCATACTCAGCAGCGTATGAGAGATGATCATAGTTTAATCGTTTCTGTGCTTTACGCACTGCAGTGTAGACTAGTTTCCACTCATGATGGGACAGCGTATGCATTACAAATTACCTTGTATTGTGTGGGTTTAAGATGATAACGTGCGACATGCTTTTCGACATGCTCTAGACATTGAAACCATGCGAGATTCTGATCACATTTACCTCGTGGTTCAAATCTCCAGGGGAACATATTATGTGGGAAAAGATCTAGATCTTTACTCCTGGTATGCTTAACCCCAGGTGCCGTTTTCTTCTGGCGAGTACCAGAAGTCTTCGTAGTCTGCTTCTGTTGCTTCTGTGATCGGGTTGATGTAGTTGTCGTAGATTGTGTCGAAGTCAGTTTCTCCACATTCTTCTTCATCGCAGCCGCTGTCCTTGACTTTGGTGAGGATGATTTGGTTGCTTTTAATGCTCCACGCGAGCTCGTCTCCTTCTTTCCAGTCGAGGTTTTGGAGGATGTAGTGCGGGATTTCGATGAAGAGGTCTTGCGTGTCGTCATACTGTTGAACGGTGGTGGTGAAACTAGTCTTTGATGTGTCCATTTTCAATCAACCATTGTCGAGTGAGTGGGGTTGGTTCATATTCTAACCACATTTGCCCTCTAGCGCAAGCGTCAAGCGCCTTCTGAGTCATTCCCTCAGTTCTACCTGCCCACGATGCTTCTGCCTCCCAGGGGACCGCTGAGGCGGGGTAGGTGCGCTCTGCGAGTGTGCGCCAGATCATCGGCACTGCCTCTTCAGGCATGATGATCGCGATCATGTTATTCTTGATGCTACCAGCCATGCAATCCTGAGCAGCATGCCAACCTTCATGCCTCATTACACTCATCAGTGAAGATGGGCGATCCATGTATCTCTTGTTGAGATAGAAGTTGTTACTCACCGTGTGATACACACCACGGTGACCAATGGGGAAGTAACGTTGATCAGCAAGGTACACTTTCGTACCAATTTGATTCAACGTCATCAATAGAGTGTTGAACTCTTGAGCAGCAAAGGTGTAACGCTCTGGGTTCTCATACTGTGAACTGATGTCCAGCATTGAATGAACTTCATTCACGTCTTTGGTACACTCACGCACCAACATGCACCCCATAGAATCCATGGAGTTGTAACCCTTGGTGATCTTATCTTCTCCTGCCTGCACACTCATACCGTGCGCCATGCCGAGCAATGCACCAGCAATGATAGCATTACTCAGGTTGTCGCGGATGTTGAAAAGTCCCATAATGATAGATGTAATTTAAAAAACTATTGATGCTACGTTCAATGCCTAGCGATTCTTTACACGCTAACCATGACTCGTACTCCTGTTGGAGATCTTCACCCAATTCTATATCAACTCGCATCAAAGGTCAATACGAACTGATACTTCTTCAACTTCTCCTTGATTCAAACGGAAGAATTCTGGTGATCCCTCCATAGTATCATATGATTTAATGATTTCGTATTCTTTACCAGTCAGCGTGTCTTTCACAACAAAACGTCCTGGTTTTGCTTCGATGCGCTTACCATCATCATCCCAAACATTTGGTTCGAGTAGTTCACTGAGTTCATAACTGTCGTCTTCTGCTAGAGCTCTAAATGCACAAATGTTTTCCATAGGTCAATACTGTCGTTGTCCGTCCATGTTTTGCTGAAGACGCATACCATGCTCTTCAACTTTCTCCAAGTAGTTATAACCGAAATCCATCCTTCCTTTGTGGGTTTTCAACACCTCAGTCAGTTCAGCATCACTCAATTTGAGTGTTTGAATGCGACGGAAGGTAGCAGGAGTGCGTTTGATTCGGTAACCACTACTCAATGAATCATAACGTGGTTGAACAACGTTACGAATGTGATCATCTGCTGCTTTACGAGTGTTCTCTTTAGCACTAGTATCAAACTTGACGTTTGTTGATACTGAATCATCTACTGATACAGTAGTTGAAACATTGTCGTTGTTAATTTTCATTCTTTACATTCAGGGCAAAGTTTACGGATAGTTTCGATTCGCTCTTTGATGATCTCCATGTTAGCGGGATCATGCTCATAGCATAGATCTATCAGAAGTTCTTCAATCTGCTTCTGGTAGGCTGAGGTAGAGTGCGAGGAGCTCATCTTCGTTGTAGAATAGCGTTTGCTCGTTTATGTAGTTCTCGGGATCTGCCCACTCAAACCACTCATCAGCAAGACAAATAGCATCATCGATGCGATTCTCTTCCATCAGTTCGCGGAAGCGAGCAACCATCCACTCACAGAGATCATCACGTTGCTCAGAGATTTGAAGAGCGAGTTCGTTGTTCATAGGTAAGGACGTTGTTGAGGTGATCGAATGAAACAAGGGTACACGTATTTGGGAGCAGTTTGTTGACTGCCGACGCGAATTCGTTCGGGAAACGTTTGAAGTAGCGCCAATAGCGTGTGAGATCTTCCTCTGAAAGATCTGTGCGTGGTACAACAGACGTAGTATGTGTACCATAGAAAGGATTTACATAGGGTGGTTGAATGAGATTCTCCACCAAGTCATCCGTCACAATACTCATTTGATGAATACCTCGTTAAGTTTACGGTGCTCTTCGGTCAATTTGGCGATTTGCTGCATGTGATAAGCGATGTGAGCAAGATACTCCTGCTCCTCCTCATCAACAGCATCATACTCGATGTCGTAAGCATCGTCAATATCGACCGTGTTATCTTCATACACAGTCATTCCATACATGGTATCACCAGCGTGATCCATGGCGTAACCATTACCAGCAGCGACAAGATAGAACATTGTGGTCAGAAGAACGAACTACAGAGTAATTTAGCAGAAAAAGGGCAGCGCGTCAACGCTTGTAGAGATAACCGCCTGCCCAGTCAGCGTTCTCCAGCAACCACTCACGATCGTTAATCAGCAGCAGGTTGAAGCGGACGTGCTTAGCAGGTGCCTTGAAGGATGCTGCCTTGTAGACTTCACCAGTCTTCTTATCCACGAAAGCGTGGACACTGCGGGAAGCAGGGCGATTGTGGTTAGGAACCTCCATGATGATCTTGTGGTATTTGCGACCAGACTCGATCACAAACTTGTAGGATGGTGCCTCGTGGCGACCAACCGTACCACGGTTACGAGACGCGAAGTTCTGCTCCAGGGCATCACACAGCATCAGGGTGTACTTACGGACGTTCAGTTCAATGGTGTTGCGAGCGTCTTGCTGGGCAGCGAAGTCAGCGAACTCAGTGCGGGTCATGCCTGTCTCTCGATTACCTAGTAATCATACTACCAATTCATCGCCTTGAGCGCCTCGGGGGTCAGTTCCTCAACTGCCCACTCCTGGCTCAGATCAGGCACGTCATCAGTCCAATCTACCTCTGCATCATCCAGGAGAGACAGCAGAGCACGGTCAAGCATCACGTCGTCAAAAGTGTTCATGGGATTGAAATGTTAAATGAAATAGAGATACGAGTTTCGGTAGAGTTGTTTGGTGTAACCTCATGCTCTAACCAAGACGGGAATAACCATAGCATACCCGCCTCAGGTTTGATAGATTCCGTAGGTTGCTGATAGAAATACCCTAGCGCAGCATCTTCAGCAATCATTGATCCGCGTGGATCATAGAACTTAAGGTCTCCAGAATTCTCTGGTGCTACAACATAGTAAGTACCTGAAAAGATAATGTGTCGATCAATGTGATGGTGTCTCTTGTTATATGCACCAGGAGTGTTGATGTTGATCCATGCGTAGATGTTAAAGATGTCTTGATTTACATCTTCACGTTGTGGAATTGCCTTACCGATTGCATCGAACAAAGGTCGATCACGAAAATTATGATACTGCTCACCACCAACATTAGAAAAATATACTGATTCTGAATGTTGAGCATGGTTCAATACCTTCTCACGCAATCTATCATTATCAATTCTATGTCCAACCTGCTCTGCTATGACTGGAGTTGGAAAAAAGTCTTGATATATCATAGATCAGCGTGGAGCATCTCATCCACAGTCATCTCAAGTTCTGCTGCTTTGAGTTCAAGATGATCACAGCATGAATCATCATCATGAAGATCAAGTTCTTCCGTATCTACAAATGCAGTGAGTTTGCCGAAGAGGAAGTCAACGAAGTCGGTATCTTCTTTAGTGAACATTGTTCTTGTTGTGAAAGTGTGCTTCAATGATAGTGACGATCTCATCGCAATCGTCAGCAATATGTTCTGGTGCGAGGACAGCAAAGTCCTCTACAGCATCAGCGATGATGAATAATTGCTCATCAGAAAACATTAGTCCAGCGAGTGTGTTGTGCTTTGGTGATCTGTCCTGCATGTAGTGCATTATCACACACATTACAGAAGACTTGAAACTTCTCGATCTTAGTGAGAGAATGTTGCTTAGCAGACTCTCTGATCACGCTGAGCAGTTGAACCTTGGTCATGGTCTCTTGCGTTGATGAACTTAGTATAGGGTAGATCAGGCGTTGCGGATCTCACCACCGACCACTACGTCAGCTGGTACACGAGAGACAGTGTAGCGACGGATCTGACCCTCAAACTGACGCCATGCCTCCACAGTCTCGTTCACGATGCGGTTGTGCTGACGATCCATGCCCTTAGCAGTGGTACACTTGCCGCACTTGCGGAAGTATACGATGGGTTGCTGGGGAGCATCAACGGTGTCGATCTCGATCTTGTAGAAGGAGTGCTTCACGGTCTGGACGGTCATCGGGGGTCTCCCTTGCGTTGATGAACTTATTATAGACCCTCAGACAGCTCTCCGAGAGCATCCTGTAGACAGTTATCCAAGTGGTTGTAGAGGCTGGAATCATCGATCTCATTCTGGTATGCATGGTCCTTGGTGAACCCTAGAGGGCATCCCATCATCAAGTCCATGATGAACTGGATCTGGTGGGTGTCTAGAGTCACCTCAGTGACCACGGCAGGGGGATTGGTCATGATAAAGGTTTCAGGGGCGTTACAGGCGCTTCTAGGGGCGTCTCAGAAGCGAATTGATCTCCATTCTAACTGATAAACCGCATCAATGCAATCCCTATTGTCTTGAATATAACGTTTTAGATTCTTCGTGTCCCCATGAAATAGCAGAGCAGGACGACTATCGTCCTTGAATTCGACTCTATGTACTTCTGGTTTTGCTTTCATTGTTACACTCGATTCATGATAGTATTTAGAGGAAATTAGCAATGGTTGGAGTGAGCGGACGCTTGATCGTCATTGCTGAATATGGTGTGGTGTCTGCAAAGTCTACTGCTGCACCAACTGACTTTGAGTTTTTTGGTTCAAAGAATGACTCTTTCTTTGTGTTGTAGAATCCCCAGATTGTATAAACAGGATCGTGGTCACTGTAATTAAACCCATTAATGTGAACAAGCCAAATTGCAAGAACAGTAGCTTTAAAGCGAACAATCTCGTATCTGTATCCTGTTGGTGGTTCATGAGTAAAAGCGGCAGGGAGTGTTTCCATCACAGTATAATAGAGGCAAGAGTGGAATCCGTCAAGACTTTACCAGTCAGGAACGTATTGAATGCTAGCGAATATCGTGTCTCCGTGACTTCACGCGGAATCATTTCGACATAATGTTTCATGGTAGACGGAAAGATGAGAATCTTACCCGCTCTTGGTTCATATCTGAACTGGTTGTGAGTGTTCTGAAAGAACAGATGCTCATTTATGCAGTCGAAGACGCGGATAGGCATCTTATCATCATACCACATATCCTCCCGACAGAGAACTAGTGCGTGTGGACTATCATTGAAATAGCAAACACCACTGAACTGACTGTTAGGATGAACGTGTGGTGGTGTATTGTTTCCGCCTGTTGCCTTGATTGCCCATGACTGTGTGATTCTTGAACCAACATCACCCTCATAACCACACTCATTAATGATGATCTGTAGATGTTCTAGAATCAGTTCTCTGATACTGGTGAATGGTTCACGATCTAAAATATCAGTCTCGTGTGATACGAACGAATTTAGATCACGATAGGTAAGATCATCGAAGTATGGTATAAAAGAACCTGGGTCAGGGAAATCGAATTCCATGATCCAGGTAGGTAAAATGTTGATAAGATTATAATTCACAGAGTCTCTAACAAATCTGTCTGCTCTGATTGTAGCAGATCAATATCACGATGTCCAAGCATTAGTTCTTTAAGTTTGACTGCTCGGTTCATGCTCTTGCGATGATACTCAATCACATCATTGACGCAAGATAGCATCTCTTCATAAGTTTGTCGTGCTGATACTTTATCATCTTGGAGGTAATCATCGATGCAATCTTGCATACGATCTTTACGTTGTCCTTCATAAGTCTTTCGCAAAAACTCTTCGGATCCTTTGATTTCAGGGCGTCCTTCAAATGGGTCAATTGTCATTAGTGAAATTCCTGATTGCGACGGTGATCAAGGTAAGCGAGAATATCTCCTCGCCACTCCATCAATTCATGATAGCAACATTGTTCATGTGCATCTTGACGAAGTTCATTGTCTGGTTTGAGAACACTCTCATAGAAGAGATTGAATGCGTCTTTACGCTTCTGGTGTTTCTCTTGATCGATCCAGTGGTCGTATTCTCCCATGAGATGTTCTCGTAGTACAGAAGTATTTTAGATTGTTATGTGTGAAAATGCTGATATCCTCAGCATTTCTTTATTATTCAGTTGCAGCGATGCCTTTGGTGAAGATAGCATCAACAACACGCTGGAGACGCTTCTCAGTCTGCTTACCATAGTTGGTGAAGACAGGCACAGTCACATAACCAGTGGACTTGCGATACATATCAAGGCGACCAGGAGTGATGTTACCAGCAGCAATATCAGCAGCGTCATCACGATCAAGACGAATCACGCGACCGATAGTCTGCGCCATCTCAATAATGGGCAGGTTGCGAAGAAGGATGCAGTGAGTCAGACCAGGGACATTCATACCTTCAGACAGAATGCTGTAGTGGAACAGCACAAACTTACGGGAAGGATCTTTGCCCCAGGCAGTCAGCGTGTTGAAAAACTCTTCACGGTTGACTTTAGTTTTGTTGACGTATGCACCGTGCTTGCTAGTAATATGCATCACATCATAACCACGCTCAGCAAACTGCTGCATCACGTCAGTGTTGGAAAGCAGACGCCACAGCACACGGGTGCTAGGAGCGGCGACAAGGATCTTCTGAGCAGAGTCAGCATCAAGGTTGCTCACGATGTCCAGAAGCACCTCACGGTCGTTCTCAGCAGCGTACAGAGACTTCTGACGCTCAACATCAACAAAGTGAGATTGAATGGTAGGGGGAATGATGCTACCATTGTCGATCAGTTCAGGAGCAGGGACGCTGATAAGTTCGGGACCATAGACTGCAACATTGTTCATGCTGTTGTGAGCATTGTGGCGATACTTAGGTGTCGCCGTGAAGAAATATGCAGTCTTAGCAGTCAGAGATGCAATCGCAGTCTCCTTGAAGTGATCGCGACGAGTGCTGTTGTGTGCCTCGTCAAAATAAATGTGGTCGATATCAATGCCTGACTCATTGATACGACGCAGGGAAATGTAAGTGGTGAAGATCAGTTGATGAACACCAGCAGTACGGCAGACAGCATCATGACAACGAATGTTATCAACTTTGGTGCTGCTGTTGAAAGAAGTCTCACCACTGTGAACGTGCATCACTGCAACATCGACACTGCCGTTGAGAGCAGTGAAGAACTCGTCACACAGTTGGTTGGCGAGAAGAATACGAGGAGCAACCACAACCACAGTGCGAGGGCGATCAGACACCTGAAGGGTGCGCTTCACGTCCTCAATCATAACAAGGGTCTTACCACCGCCAGTAGGGATGGTCACGCGACCACGGGGAGCGGTAGACAGGGCACGAAGGGCGCGAGTCTGGTGTGGACGCAGGGTCAGGGTCATGTGGTGTGGTGTCTCCGTCGATGAATCAATTATACAGCAGAAAGGGGGTCGTGTGACCCCCCTGTGACGCTTTTCTGACTGTCTTATTTCAGTATGGTATCGAGTTTAATCTCAAATGCTAGTGAGATCCTATCAGATTCAGAATGGTTTGGGTCTGTGTAGTGTGCTAAAGATGAGGAGAATATGTACCCAACACCTTGTCGCGCACTTAATGAGATAGATGAGTTTGGTGTTTTCAGTATACTCTCAACACCAGTAGGATATGGATTAACTACAAATGTCTCACCACTATTCTCTGGTACTTGCAAATAGAATATACCATTCAAGTGTGAATTCCCATGAATGTGTGTTCGATGATAAGAACCAGGCGTGGCGACGTTAATCCACACGTTAGTAATCCAAATTTTAGTAGAGAACTCTTCCTTCTGATCAATATTCAATGTTGCAATATAGTTCTCAACACCAGTTGTAATACCTTCTTGCAAGAGTGCATTGATCTCTGGAACAAAAAGTTCATTCACTTTACCACTCTCGTGATTTACAAGGCGTAGTTGATACCCACCTTGCATGGTTGTGTTATCAATATTTTTGTCCCAAAAGTCATAGACACGATTAACAATTTTCTTAATGTCTACACTGGGAGACTCGAATTGTACAATTGGTTGTATGAATGCAAAATTAGACATGGACAGTGAAGTGTTGATAGTCTGAATCTGATTGTTCCCACTCATCCTCTTCTGGTCTGATTCTAATCATGTTAAATGAGACAATAGTTCTAATCTCATCATCAGTATTCATTGAACCAGCATGTTTCAACCAGCAGGGGAAGAAAATAATATCTCCTTCTTTAACATCCAGATCTAGAGTGAAGTCTTCACCCCATTCAGGATAAAATTGTGTTCCTTTCTGATTATCATTTAGTTCAACATATAGAACAGCAGAAATACCTTTTGCTCCATGATCATGAACACCATGAACCTCAGTTTTTTTAGCACGTTCATACCACATTGCTGTAGCATCATAACGAGCAGGAATACCACTATCTTCTACAAGTTTACGCAACTCAGGGTAAAGAAGTTCAATGATATCTCCTTTGTAGTGGGGAGTATTCTCCCAATTTTGAGTATATCCTTCATAGAAGTCAGTTTCAACTTCAGTAGTCGGTTGATCTTTTAGACCATAACTCATTTCGATTTGATCTCTGTAGTCCTTACGATATTTTTCTGGATTATTAATCTTAGTTTTTAATAATTCAAGAATTTCAATTTTTTTGGATTCCCAATCATTTAGAGAATACTTGAAAATAGGAATTTTGTAGTCGTACTTCATTTGTGCAATCCTTTAGTGTTGAACTTTCTCCAGTGACTGTAATGAATCAGTCCAGTTTCAAGATTAGTATACTCATCAGTGAGCATGAGTTTAATATCACCAGCAACAGATCTTACTACTGTGTCTGTTCCTTCCTCAGGCATAACAAAATGTAGCAGATTACTAGGGAAGACGAGTAGATCCCCAGGAGCAACGGTAGTTGCAGTAACTTTAGTAGTGAAGAAGGTTTCATTATCAATGTGACTACGCTCAGGTGGTTTAGCATCGAGCATACCACCAAAGTATTGGTTAGCGTTCCACTCTTGTTTGAAGCACAGTTGACCACCAGTCAAATAATATACAAACGAAAGATCTGAACATGCATGACGATGTTCACCAAGCATATCAGACTTGTCCTTGATTGTAAACCAAGACTTCATGATGTATGGAATGTGCATGTCTTTCTTGACTCCTGCTGCTTCCAGGCATCCGTAGATACCATCAGTTACTTCAGCAAAGAAAGACATCAGATCTTCATCTTTATGCATGAGACATTTGTCCCTAAACTCACCAGTCAGATGAGGATCACCATCATTAGGATCAAACTGGTATTCTTTCTTGGAGAGAAGAAGATCGCGCCACTCCTCAAACCCATCTAATTTGCATTGGTAAATAACAGTAGGAAAAAGTGGAAGAATTTGATTAGTCATGATTGAATCATATAGTACCTATCTCAGTGAAGAGAGCACTGCTCTCATCAAAGAGGAAGCTGATAACATTCTAGCACACGATGAAGATCAAAAACTAACGTGGTGGTACGGATTTGATAGACACCCAGAGAATATTATCGAGCAGTATATTTTTGAGTCTGCTAGAAAACATAACATGTATCATAGTTATGTTGGTGCAGAATGGTGGATCAGATCGCACGATGATCTAAGTTCCTATTGGTATTTCCATGTAGATGGAGATCTGGATAGGTTTAACAAAGATGGTGTGTATTATCCTGCTCCATTCTGCACTGTAACATATTTAACTAACTCAGGTCAACCCACAATTCTGTTGGATCAATACCATGACTGGAGTAAAACTGATGGTGTTTATGTTACAGGTGAAGACGCATGGTCATTTTGGAGTTCACCTAAGGCAGGTAAACATATAACGTGGGCAATGCCTTATTTTCATGGAGTTCCTTCAAACTATGGTGAGATGTATCCTGGTGAGAAGAGAATCACATTGATGTACAACATATGGAAGACCAGACCATATGAACCAGCATGTGTTGAGTACAATCTACCATATGAAATTAAAAAGGGATCAGTAACACTGACCCCTCAAAGAGATAAAGATTTACTCACGAAAGAACCGCAAGGATGGTTTGGTGTAAAACTAGAAGGTATTGACCACTCTGTTCAATATCATGGTATTAATGAACAGGGAGCGTCATGGTTCGTCAGTCAGTATCTCCCTGACGAGTTGGCGTAACATTTTCATACGCAACTACACCATTTCTAGCGAAGACGCATGAGTAAACATAATAATCTGAGTCAGGAAGAGTTTCTACAGGTGGGAACCAATCTTCAACCAGATCTTGTGCAACGATAGGATCTTTACGCTCAAATGTTCCGAAGGAAGAGTTAAAGAACTCAGCGTAAACATCATCAGGTAGGAATTCACGATAGAAAGTGTAGACTTGATTTAGTTTATCTACATTTCCAGCATCCTCCAGTTTACGAATGCCCTTAGCATCAAACCAAATTAAAACTTTTTCTCTTGCTACAGCGTAGTCAGAGATGAGTTCTTGTAATGTGAGAAAGTTATTCATAGGATTTGTTGTCTAGTTGTACAGTAACATCACCATCAGGGGAATGTTTTCCTGGGTATGCATCACCATATTCTCTTAGAATTTTATATTTGATGCCGTTGAAATATGTAGCCACATCGATATCACATACTTCATTCCATTTCTGTAGATCAATACATTGCATTGCTCGATAACAAAGATCAACATAATCAAAGTATAGTTCTCTCATCGTGCTATCACGAATCAAACTCTCATACCACATAATACAAACTCTTCGCTTGCCTTTTGTGACTGGAGTTACAGTATGCCATAAATTTGGATCAACCAAAATACCTTCACCCTTCTTAAGTCTGAATGAAAGGTTCTCAGTTCCCCAACGAATGATTAGGTCGCCACCTTCATACTCACTTTCATCATTGATAGCAGTAATGAACAAATGATCAGTTCTCAGGTCATGCATGATGGGAGCATCATTATGAAATGAATAGTGACCTTCCTCTTCAGATCTATACTCTGCAAACAAAGGCACACTTACATGACGTAATGATAGTGCCTGCATGAATGGATGTTTGTGAAATTGATCCATCAACAAAGATGTTGCTTTAAGATCTTTGTCGATCATTTCTACATTTCTTTTGATCTCTCGATTCTTTGGTCCAGTGTTAGAACCATCCTTAAATTCACAAAAATCATAAAAGTTACCGATGTGATCACAGACCACATCATCTAACCATTTAATCCGACGAAGCTGCATTTTGTTGTGCTCTCAATTCATCAAGTAGTGCTTGTTCACGTTCAATCTCTGCTACCAATGCATCGATTGGATCTGTAAGATGGGAGATATTAGGAACATTAAACATTGGGGATGGTCTAGACATCTTAATAGCAAGATGCATATACTCATGCATTGCTCTGTCTAGTGCTCCACCAGGAAGTCCATCTTTACCTGGGAACCAGATAAACTGATCATCGCTTCCAAGGTAAGTTGCCCCATCATTATAAGGCAAATAATTCTTTCTGTAAACAATTGGATCAATAGGAATATGAACCTCAGCAAGAACACTAGTACCAGCATCAAATAGATCGGGCAACGCACGAATCTTCTGACGATACAGTTTCCACTGTTCTTTTTCTTCTGCTGAAATTGGAGCATCTTCCAGCATAGTCCAATCAGAAGAGAATAGGAAGAAGTTTCTCCATGCTTTAATTCGTGCAAGAGAAAGACCCTTTTCTCTTTTCATGATGGTGTTAAACATCTCATCAACATCTCTCTTTGTTGTTGATGCGATAGCGTCAATTGCTTCACTGATATCTGTCGCTAACTTACGTGCAACCTCAAGATCAACTTCACTAAAGATGTAATCCTTCCAGAAATATTCTCCCGTTGTATGATTACGAACATACTTTTTCTTCTCACAGAAGAATTGTTCTTCTGGTAGATCACGATATGTAAAAGACATCAGAACATCCTTATCTGAATCCCACAAAGGATAGACAAGCGGGACAATATATCTTTCCCAGTCAGACTCAGTGACTGTAACGGTCAATGTTCCTCTCTGTACGGTCCTACTAGGACCACTAATCATAACGGTTTTATTTGTGATATTCATGTTAAACGGGTTGCTGATAATACCATCCTGTTACAACATATTTAGTACCTTCGAGGACTAGATTGCCTCGATGTGTATGTGTAAATCCAGATGGCCAAATAACTACAGTTCCTCTAGAAGGTTTGATGCGTCTTCTCTGATAGAAGAATTCAGTTTCACCACCATCAAAATCTTCATTCAAGTAAATCATCCACACTAGTTCTCGTGCTGCTTCGTTAAAAGACCCACGCTCATAGTGATAAACGTGATATCCACCACCTGCAGGAGTTTCTTGCATCTTGATCGACCAAGATGTGATAGGCGATGATCCAAGTGCCTGATATTCTCTGCAATAATGATTAACACAAGACTGCAAATACTGATTAACAGTATTTGAAAGAGGAACACTCATGTTATCAATCATAAGAGAAAGATCTCTTCTCCCAAGATGACCAGAAGAGAATTGTGTTTGACCACTAGAAGCTTCAGTTGATGCATCTGCGATATCCAACAACTTCAAGTCGCGCTCTTCATTCGCAATAGTTGCATTTTCTTTCCAGCATTTGAAGAAGTCAATGAGTTCTGTACAAACTGATTCTGGAACAAAGTTTTCCCAAACACCAACAAAATCATCAAAATTTCCCTTTCCGCCCATTAGGTTGACGGGAATGATTGGGTTCAACATCTCATTAAAATTAGATGACCCAGGAGTTGTAATCGGCATAATCTATTTCACCAAGCTTTAATTAAATATTTGACCCTAAAGTATTTTAGCACAAGTGGGACAGGAGTGGTAGGTACAATTGATGCAACAACACTAATTTGTTCTGCCGCAGTCATTGTGATTGTACCAGAGTTTAGAGTGATACCTGCCTGTGTTGGGTTAATGTTGATAACGAACTGTTCCTCCATATCAACTGTTTGTCCTTGATCATTAGTAGTACCATCATTTACTTTATCAGCACCAAACACATTTGAATATGCAGTTGGACTATTAGTATAAGTTACAGTTGTATCATATGAATACTGCTCATTAGATCCAATCCTAACTGGATTATATTCAGCAAGATAGTGACTGTGCTCAGCTTGAATACCTTGTGCTGGGTCAAACTGAGAGACTGCTGCTTTGTTTGAGATGTAGTTTGGTGAATAAGTGTTACCACCATGAGCGTCACCATTTTTCATACCCTGTCTTTGGTCACCCTCACTATTAAGCAGCAAGTGAGTGTGTGGTGGTGGACCAGTTAGAGGTCTAGATTGTAGTGGTCCAACAGTAATTTGTGTGTTACCACTCAAAGATCCATCGATGAAGTCAACACATGTATCATATCCTTCTACTCTAACAGTTCCAATAGTATATTCATCTAATTGTCTTGATCTAGAGATATACCACTCACCACCAGTATCACCAACCTGCATCTGAGAATTATCAGGAGTAATAGAACCAGGACCATCGACACCACCAGGACCATTTAATCTCTTCATTCTGAGATCAGGTAGATTAAATGTAGCACTAACTGTACTACCTGCAGTGCTTCCCCAGTCGCGCAAATTCACTGATTGTGGATTTGTTCCACCATACTTATTACCAAGAACTTCAAACAATAGAGGATAATCCTCTACACTAACCGAAGCACCATTACAGTACAACCAACCAGGATAATTATCTGCAACATCATCCGTTGTAGCAGATGTAGCACTACCAGCATCTACAAACACACAACAAATTGAACCGATTGGAGCTCCAGAGTCTCCTATCTGATCTGAATAATGATGTGTGTAACTACCTTTTAATCGTACAGCCATTTTAGTATTTGATTAGAAATTCAACAACGATATATGGAGAGACAACATCATCAAATTTAGTCGCTGTTGACGTTCTAACGTTAACAGAAGCACTCAATCCATCAGGTCTGATGGTTCCGACATCAGTTGTCGCTTCATAATCAGTTTCAGTAAAATCTCTATCAAGTCTATGAGAGTGTGACGTAAGGTCAGTAGTATCTGTTCCAGGTGGAGACTCAACTACCTGCTCAGTGTTTCTAGCAGTTGCATATGCAATCTGAGCACCTTGTGGTACTGTATCAAATGGTCTTAAATTACCTACGTTAATTGTAGCAGTGTTTGGCCAGTTTGCTGCAGTGATGGTAGAGATCGTTTTAGAAGTTGCCCACAGAGAAGAAGATCCCTGCACGTTACCAATAAACGACTCCTGAAAGTTCTCACAGGTGTTATTACAGTAATTGGGACCTTGACCTTCGCGACTATGATATGCTTCACCAACTGAATTGCAATCAGGTGATGCCGTTGTAGCATCTTCTGGACGTAAATAATATGGTCTAGAAGTATTACCAAATCCAGGTGCCTCTTTAACTGCAACTCTACCCGTGGAAGAATAGTGCATGTGAGGACCGATCGCTCTATCACTAACACTCTCAGTCTCAGATGATGTTGGGAAAGTCCAACCAACATTACCATTTAGAGCAAAGTTTTGTGATGGTACAGTAAAAACACCGTTGAATCCCACCTGTGCTGTATCACCGATATTAGAGAAAATATCTACACCAACACCTGCTTTCTGTACTACGGTATCTGTTCCAGTTACTTTTGTATCATTTCTGTATGAACCAATGTTTGCACCAACAGATGCCTCAATATGTTTAGATCCTAAATCTGGAACTTGAAACTGATCATCATCTAGAGTTTGATCATCTTTTTTATAGAGACTACCAGCACCAGTACCTAGAATTTGCGCTAGATACGGATATTGCCTGCTGCTATAGATTGACCCATCACACTTCAAATAACCAGCTGGTAAATCAGTGACGTTATTTGATGAATCTGGATCATTATCCAAAACGGGAGTAGACCACTGGATAATCGTTCCAGGAGCAGATCCTAATTTTGCTCTTTCTTTTTGTAAAAACTTCATTAGAAAGCTCGGATAAGATAAATCATGGTTAATGATGGAGTTTTAACGTCCACATTGATATTTAGTGCTGCAGGGAGGTTTTGAGCAGCAATATTAGTTGCTACACCAGTCAAAGTGCTATCAATTTGCAAGTTGTTAACAGGAACAATTGTTGGTGGTCTCAAGAATCCAGCGTTCATAGAAACCTCAAAACTATAGTGATTATGAGATCTAATTCCCGTATGATCTTCACCATTGTGGTTTAGAGTTGTTGGATATGTTTTAGATGTACCGCCAGCATTAGCAATTTGGTTTGCTGATTGATTACCATACCAGTTTTTTCTATTGGTAAACAATCCACTTGCTGCTGCTTCTCTGTAGTTACAGTTTCCACTAGCACCAGAGTTACCATTCAAAGGTCTAGGATGAGGACCAGACCAAACAGGTTGATCAACACCAAGACCACCACCAATACTATTAGTGTTTAGTTTTGCAGGTCCAGCTGTAGAAACAATTGTTATTCCTTCCTCAAATGTAGTAACAAATCCAACTCCAGGAAGAACAGAATCTCGTGGTGATTGTAGTGATTTTTGTTTTTGATTTCCTTCTACAGAAGATCCAAAAGAGGGACATTGGAATCCTTCAACGAAACCAGCATCAGGGTCAGCACGATTATATCCAGACTCACCTGAGGGATTAGCATGTCTATGAGAAGGCATGTGATCCTTAGAAAGTCTTCTAGGAACTGTATAGAATGATTTGAAGTATGCTGGTGGGTTGATACTAAAATCTCTAATCTGTGCGGTTAGATTACTGGAGTCAGAAACAACAAAGTTAATGTCTGCTGTAGCATTTGCTGATGTTGGTGGAGTAGTTGTGTCTCCGTTACCAGCAATAAGTTGTGTAGTTCCTGCTCCAGATGGTGTTAAAACATCAGCAACTGATGGTAGAACCCACTGAACTTCAAGAACAACATCTTCCTGAGCATTTGAACCAAACAAAGATGCAGGGATTGTGAATTGATTTCCTGCTGCAAATCCAGATCCAGGTGCAATAACGTTATCAATACCAACTCTACCAGCAGAGTTGCAACTTACACTAAGTTGCAGTCCAGTACCAGAAACTCCAGTACCATTTGCTAAGTTTGCGGTTCCATTAGTAATTGTTTGTGGATTAGTAGCACTTCTAAGTAAATCAACCTCGCCCTGAATAATGTTGATACCACCGACAGCACCAGATGCATAATTTTGTCCCATCTGCAGTGCAGTTATAGACAAATAATCTGCTTCATAATCAGCAAGGACTCTACCATTCAGTGTAGGTAGTCTAAACTGATCTCCAAGAATGTATGCACCATAAGCTCTACCATTCAGTCCATTAGTAGGACCATAGGTGTTACCAATAACTGAAGCAAGAACTGGATAGTCAATTGCTTCTAGTGTTTGTCCATTGCATTCGATCCAACCATCAGGTTTATCTCCTGCACTTCCTGTCCAAGGGAGAATGGTGCCGATTGAAGCAGCACGCATTCTCCTTTCTGTTTCGTAACTTTTAGACATTTTTAGTTATCAAATTTCGGTTAACCACCATCCTCTATATGTAGTCGGAATTGACTGACCACCACCATCTTGTGATCCCATGAAGACTACTCCGAAACCAGCATTTCTAGTTTGGACAATCAACTCACCACCTTGATAAGCGGAAGGAAGACCACCAGCGTTTGTACCAGTGGTATCACCTTGAATAGCAACACCAGTTGGAGCGCGAAGAATTATAGACTGTGCATATGAGATTGAACCACTAACTTCGATGAATCTAATCATATCACCTGTTTCTGCGTCAGATGGTAGAGTTAGAACCGTATCTGCAGAAACTGCGACGATGTAGTTCTTACCAGTTTCAAGTGTTGTGTTAGCGTTGATGTAATCCCATCTACGACCACCGTTCTTGTTATAGAACTGAGTAACACCGAATGCATCAATAGCAGCATCACGACGGATTCTATAGTTTCTATTACCACTTACACCCATGTTTGTGATGCTTAGTGGATAATCAGTGCTACTTGGGGTTGTGGTTGATGTACCAACCAACGTGAGATGACCACCGTTAACAGTTAGATCACCTTCACCATATGCACCACCAGTTTCACCGATTGTTGTATCACCATCAGCATTTTCAACATGGAAGACACGATCACCTTGACTGAATCCAACACCATTACCATGATCTTTGAACATGGAGAGATTATCACCAAGTCTGATGTGACCCTGAACATCTAGGTTACCACTACTGTTGTCGAAGTATAGAGAGAGATCTTCGCTATTGCTATCAATATTATCACCATTTCCGTTGGTAATTCTGAAGATATTAGACAACCAGAACATACCATCAGATCTGAGTCTAGCATTAGGATCTGCCGTAGTTCCATCACCAACAAAGTCAGTAGTACCAGCAGCATTGATTGTAAATCTCTCTGTTGGATTGAGACCAGTTCCATTAATAACTCTGAACTTGTTATCATCTGCATTGGTTGATGCAACAGCAGTGAGGTTAATGCTGAAGTCTTGCTCACCAAGAATGGTTGAGTCAACACCACCAAAGACAGAATCAATTACGAATCTATCCTGATTTGCACCATTATTAACAGTAAACTTCTCAGCATTTGTAGTGTTAACAGTGATAACCTCTACAAATTCACCTGATGGGCAACTTGTACTTGGACTGATTCTCAGGTAATCACCAACCTTAATCTGACCACCAAACTCAGCGAGAGCAATCAAAGTATCGCTGAAGTTGAGGACTGCACCAGTAGTAGATCCGCCAGTAATGTCTAGAGCACCACCGCCAGGATCAGCTGCTAGGTTAAATCTAGTGACGCTATTAGCAGTATCGTTAATAACGTTCGCTACGAAGTATGTTGTACCTTGTACGATAGCACCTTGAATGCTTCCGATTGAACTAAAGGAAACTGCATCACCTTCTTGTAGTTCACCAATAGGAACTTCAAGTGTATCTGCAACTGCATTTAGATTAGATACTGCAGGAGTTGCTGCGTTCTGTGGAACTCTACCAACTGTATATGTTGCACCAGGAGACTTAGCAAGTTTGTTGATAACTGTGTTGTCTGCTGTGTTGGTTGGAATGTCTGTACAATCAACACCTCTGTTAACAGGAACGATTCTAGTATTAGCATCTGGACCAGGAGAGATAACCTCAACTAGTTCATTACCGATGATTAGAATATCACCGATCTCAATACCCTCAACGTTATTAACAGGAAGTCTAGTATACTCAGCATCAGAAGAATTACCAGTCCAAGCGTTAGTGCCTGATCCAGTATCAACCAACGTGTTCTGAAGTGTGATGCCAGTTGAAGTACCAGGAGTACCAGAGAAAACAATAGGAGTACCACCCTCAGTAGCAGCAATCTGAAGTGTTCCATTAGCAGCAGAACTATTAACGACGAAGTATGTTGTAGTGGTGTTTATGTTGTTAGAAAGACCAGTGGTATCACTGAATCTAACTGTGTTACCATCGAGGAAATAGTTATCTGCAACAACCATTTGACCGTTGCTACCATTTACACTGGTAATAATTTCAGCACCATCAATATCAGCGATGAACTCATAGAAGTCAACATTCAGATTTGAAAGTGAACCAGCAGAGTGTGCAATCTTACTGGTATTCAGTGATGCTCTAGTAACAGTAACAGTACCACTGTTTGATCCACCATTCATGGTGACATCACCCATCATGTCTGTATCGCCGTTAACAATCAGAGAGTTTCTAATTGTTGTTGTTCCAGCAACACCACCAAGAGTGAACTGTGACGCTCTCGATGCAAAGTTGACGATGTTACCAGCACCAGATCTCGTAAAGAGATTAATAGTAGAAGAATTAGACTGAATATCACCACCATTAATATCTAGATCACCATCAAGAATTGTCTGAGCGTTCTTAACAGTCAGTGTGGAGTTAGCAGTATTCTGGAATCCACCACCAATTGTAATAACAGACGTTGATGTAGGATTATTATTTGGTGTTGTACCAATGTTAATAACCGATCTGTCTAGACTGGTATGAATATTGAGAGTACCAAGTCCTGCAGCAGATGTACCAATATTGATAGTTTGATCTGATGTTGCATCATCAGCAATGTTAAGTGCAGTAGCATCACCAAATGCATTTACTGTGAGTGCATTATCATTCAGTAGATTGAATGTCGATTCATTTGTTGTGATGTCTCCACCATCAACATTGAGATCGCCGTCAATATCTACATCAGCATTTGCACCAAGTAGTTTAAGTGTACCATTAATTGTTAAAGTATCACTTAAATCACTTCTGGATAGGTTAATACCAACACGATTGTTGACTGTATCAACTCTAAACAGTGCTGTAGATTGTGGTGAAGCAGAGTCACCGCCAACTAGGAATGCTTCATGAACATTCGTCTCACCCTTTGCAGTTCCAGTACCAGCCATGTACTGAGAATTAGTGATTGTTCTACCACTAATGAATGCATTACCAACAACATCCAAGTTTGCTCTTGGTTCTTGCTGATCATATGTTGTTCCACCAGCAGAATATGTTAGGAATCCAAATTCGTGTGCAGCATGTGCAGTACGAGCAAGTGTGTTAACACCCAACTTATACTCACCGATAGCATCAGTATCAGTTCTAAGTGCTTCAGAACCAAGAACACCAAATTCTTTCCACGATTCTTCAGAACGCTCTAGAACTGCGGTTGGTTGATTTGTTGGATCCCAAGTGTAAGTTGCACCAGTGATCGCATTAGCAACAACAAATTCAATAAAGTCATTATCAGCACCTGTTTGATCTGCTCTTGTAACTGTCCATAGACCGTTGATCAGTGGTTGAGAGAATCCTTGAATGCGGATTGTCTTACCAACACTCATCTTAATGCTGGTGTCTGCGTTCGTTAGAACACCACTCCAGTTAATTCTAACAGTTGCAGAACCATTGGTTACAAGATCAAGAATGCTACCAGCAGGGATCTCTTGATAATAGTTCGCATAGATCCATCCAAGAGAACCAGAGTTTTGGATAGAATTGCCCTTTAGCAACATATCTCCTGGTTGTGGATTCGCATCTACATCTGTAGATTGATAATATCTTACAAACTGGTCAGATGAGAATGTTGAACTTTGATCAGGAGTTCTGTTAGTTGGGATCTGCTCAGAGTATGAATAGTGAGTTCTCTGACTATACTTCTGTCCAGGGAAGGAGACTGTACCGCGACCTTTTGTCTCAAAAATAGCCGCGGAAATTTTATTGCGATCAATGGTAATGTCGCCATCACTTCGGTTAGCGAAATTGCCTCTTGTTAGAGTATTATCTTCGTTACCACCATCATTTCTTGGGTTTGATTGAATGACCAGTGCTGGTGATTCTGAAGGTGGTTGAGTATTGATGATGACTCTGTTGTTGAGGTAAGAAATACCTTCAACAGTGATCTTATCCTTAAATGTAACTGGAGTATCAAATGATGTGACCAGTGACTCAATAGGATCAGAATCATCCTCAGACTCAGCTAGAACTGCTCTCTCAAGGAACTCCTCTTCGCCTGTAATAGCGTCAATCTTACGGTTACCGATATAGAGGTCACCGTTGGAGTTTAGACCCGTGTAGAAGACGATACCGCCGTCTTGGCGCTTCGCTTGAGCATAGTAGTCTTGGAACTCAGTTAGAATGACTTCCTGACGTGCTGGGAGACCTGTGGAGTAGTTACCAGGACCGAAACCAAGGTATTCAAACGTGTGGTTACCAGATCTTGCGATAGATGGTCTACGTAGTTCAACATAAACTTTCTGATCGTGAACCGATGCAGTATCACCAGCAATAGGAATCTTTCTTTGCTCGGAACCAGATGTTGCATTACCATCTTGTGCAGCAATTGAGTTAGCACCAGTGTAGGTGTAATCTTCAAAGTATGCACTTTCAGTTAGATCAACAACTGCCTCTTTCGTCATTGAACGCTTGTAGTCGTTGACGTAAACTAGACCATGAGTATAGTTATCAGCAAAAGAACTAGATGCCTGTGGATCTTTGATTAGAGTATCCTTAGTACCATTGTTATCGATAACCTGATACCAAGTTGGATCGTTCTTGTAGTCTAGAGGATACAGTGATGAAATAGGTTGAGAGAACTTAAAGTTCTGGAAGTTGTTAGCAACACCAGCACCACGAGGTAGTGGAGTGACGTTACCACGAACAGCAGTTAGATAGTAAATACCATCTTGCTGACCAGATACACGCTCTTGAATTTCTTCGGCATCAAAGATGTAGAAAGTATCGTCGATATCATTTTCATCTTCAACAGAAAGAACCTTATAGGTATTACCAACAGAGTCATCTACTGTATCACCAGGAGTTAAAGTGAATACGTTAGCACCCTGTACAACATAGAGATACTTAGAAGTTAGATCTCTACCACCATTTACATCTGCCTGTTGATCAGCATAGACACCATTTTGATCAAATCTTGTGTTGACCAATGGATCATATGTTGGACGAGCACTAACATCTTTCAGAATGATGAAATGCTTAGCACCAACGTTAAAGTAAGCATGAATGTAACCAAAACCACTAGAACCACCAGTCCACTCAACTCTATTGGATACTGTGGATGTTGTCTTACTTACAGTAAATGTACCTGCTTGAGGTGCATTAATCTCTACAGTATGGAAGACTGTGTTCTTAAGTTGTGGTGCATTTGTATCATCAACAGTATGATCAAACGCGGTAACTTCTAACAGTGGTTGAGAGTTAATTGTGACCGTTCTAGCAGAGCGGATGCTGAAACGTAGGAAGTTATCTGTGTTAACAATAACTGGATTGTTATCTGGATCATAGATATTGTCCTTATCTAGAGTACCAGCCTGAACTGCAGAATCAAACTGATTAACAGACATACCAATAACCTCAGCGGCATTGGTTGTATCTGGGTTACGGAACTCTGCTAATGCGGGAGCACCTCCAATAGGTTCGAGTACGATTTTCTGAGGTAGAAGATTTCTCTTCGTATCAGTACGAATCTTGATAACAAAACCATTGTTTGGTTTTCTTACAGCACCAGGGAAGTCTTTTGGTTGGACATAACGCAAACGATAGATTCTATCATCTTTATCACGCTTATCTTCAAGACGTGTGTAGAAAGAGTCAGTTGTCTGAACCTGACCAGAAGCAGAATCATAGTCACTCTCACTGAATCTTCCTAGGATGTTATCGTCGTTGGAAGTCTCATCTTTAAGATTTAGATACCAGAGACCATCAGTGATTGCAGGTGATCTAGATGCACTTGTATCAACAAACGTTGGATCGAATCTCATTGGAGACACACGCTTGTTAGCGAAAACATACCAGAACTGAGTCGTGCTGTTGACTAGTGTTACTTCTGGCGCACCAGTAATTGCATCTTGTGCCGTAGCAAAGATCTTAAAGGTATCATCGCTATTGTAGCGTACATAATACTCAGTTGTACCAGAGATTTGTGTACCGCCAATACCAGACAGTGTGGGTAGAGTACCTACCTGACCATCAGAACCTTCTGCTCTGAAGAATACCTTCTGAATATAATCAGCACCCAATCCTGTTGTTGGTTTGTCGAAGATGTGTGCAACATCCGTCTTCAATACTGTACCGCTGCTACCATCGAAAGTAACACGATACTCGTGAAGATTGTATGTTTCATCTAGAACATACTGTTGGATTAAGATCTCAACATCATCATCAATCGCCTCAGTTTCAGGTGAATAGATGTAGATACCTGCTGCAGCGTTCTCTTTGGTGTTAGCGAGCATCAGTTTGGTCTGATCGCCACCATCAAAGATACCACTATAAACACTTGCTTGGTTATAGTTGAATGGTTGAGTATCTCTACCAGGAGCAATTACAAAGTAAGTTCTGTTTGGTTGGAATCCAACTGGTAGACGGATATCTCTTTCATCAGGAGTTGTTCCTGCTTTTGCTCTAGCAACCAGACGAACTGGAGTTCCAGTTTCAAAGCGGTGAGGATTAGTACCACCAGCATTAACAGTGAATAGTGTTGCGCGGTTAGCAAACTGTGATGTAGATGTCGTTGGATTCTGACGAGCAACTACTGTCTGCTGTGGTGATGTCTTAGTTGCTGCAGCAAATACACCAGCATTTGCAGGATATACAGTACCAGCGTTATCAATACCAGCTTCGATCAAGTTGAACAAAGTGGTCATTGCTGAGATAACATCAGCACAATACTGTCCACCAACAGGATTAGGATCAACAGTAATTGTTAGATCTCTAGTCTGTGTGTAAGTGGTGGTGAGACCAGCACGAGGGTTATATACAATGTTCTGGATAACTGCTGTAGCAATCTCCAGTGCCTTATCGAAGACATATACTGATTGCTCTTCCTCACCAGCAACGTGAGCACCAGTTACATAGAGATTAGCAGCATCATATACTTGGTTGTTTGAACCATACTTAACATTATATGCAATTGTTTCAACAACATCAACAACGTCATCGAAACAGTTGACGCTACCACCAGGAACATTGAAGTTAGGATACTGGATTTCCATATCCTTAACTGCTACATCAGCGATGTAGTTTTTATTTGCTAGGAGTAGATCAGATGCGTCAGCAAAACGATCACCAACAGGGTTGATACCATTGTTAAGGATGGTCTTAACTTGACCGAATAGAGATTGAATTGCAGATGCAGTAGTAGCACACTCAGGATAAACTGTGTCTTGAGTGATAGTTGTATCTACTGTACCCTCTTCGCTTGACCAAATACCCTTACGGTCGCCATTATCATCTTCTAGCTTGAAGAGGATTTTCGCATTACTATTGGTTCCAATCGCATTAACTGCCTGACCAGTGGTCAAGTATGCTCTCACACCATTTACAACACTACCAAGTTCGATAGTTGTTGAGTTAACAATGTTTCTGATGTAAGTGTTAGCAGGAATATTTGATGTAGTCAGACTGTTAGTATCAACAGTTGTGTTGTTAGAGTTGACTACAGTATATTCCTCAACCTTCATGCCGATTGATAGACCGACAGTAGTTGGAACAGTAACATATGCAGAACCATTAGTAACTGTACATCCTGTTTGTAGGAAGTCCCAGTTACGCATCGCTGCGATTGCTAGGTCACGAGCATATTCAAAACCTTCAATAGTCTCAAACTTCTCACCATCAATGTAGTTGAGTTGTCCGCCAGTGAAGTATGCTTCAGCAGCCTGAACAGTATTGATGTTACCACCAAGTCTCAAGTCACCAATGATAGCATCAAGGAGATATCCAATATCTCGCTTACACTTAGTGATGGTGATATTCTTGGTTAGAAGTGCAGGATACTTTGTAGTAATGTATCCATATGCTTCTTCTGCAATCAGATCTTTGTTGTCTTCAATTCTGTTAGCAGCATCCTGGTTCTTGTTATCAACAACCACCGTAGTGGGGTTGAGGATCTGCATCGAAGATGGATATGAGATGAAACCTGATGGACTCAGAGTTGCATTAAAGACAGCATCAGTTGGTGTAGTTCTACCCGAACCTGCTGCATAAGGATCTAGTTCAACGTAGATCTTATCATTAGACTTTGCACCAATTCTATATCCGTTAATGGTAGCAGCAGGACGCTTCTTAGGATCTGTGATTCCTGTTCCTGCAAAATATAGTTTGGTATTTGTACCACGAGATGCCTGAACATCCCAGGTATAGTAATCAACTTCTTCTTCGTTAGCAGAAGATTCGATCAATCTTTCTGGTGGGATAATATCTGAAATGTATCCACCCTTATCCTGATTGAAGGAGTAACCCTTGTGTCCGATAGCATGAAGTGATGTGTTACCGAAGTTAGAGTTAGAGTTGGTGATGGACATATCACCACCAGACTCCATCAAGAAGTGGTCAGCGAAACCAACAGCGAAGATCGAAACACACTGAACAAATGAATCATTCGATGCACGAATGTGGAAGTTTCTCCAGTCATCCTTCCAGTATGCATCACCCTTAGTATGATAAGGTGTGGTTGCGAAAGCATCACTTAGAGATGCCTGGTTCCATGTGTTAGTGAATCTATCATAACGAATGAATGCTCTGTCGTCTTTCTGCAACGAAACACCCGTATACTGAGCGCAAACCATGGACTTAAATCCAGATGCTTTTGCACCATTCGCCCACAGACCACAGATACCCCAAGTCGAACGAATCGACAGGTTAAACATGTAAGGAGATGCAGACTCAACAGAGTCAACTTCTGCCTGAACATATGCGTTGGTCGATAGACCATTACCTGTAGTATATGTCTGGTTATTTTGTAGACCCAGACCAGCAACAGTTCCTGTTAATTCAAATTCAAAGACTCTACGGTTAGTGGTGTCGAGAGAAGTAACATCAAACGTACCATTCAGTGCGTCATCTAGACCATTTTCCTGAATAGCAACGTACTGTCCTTCAATGTAACCGTGAGCAATCTTAGTTGTTACCTGAACAGTAACAGTTCCTGCTGGTGAGGAATCAGTAACTCTGATCGAATCAATCGTTCTGAGGTCAGACAAAGGACCAACGATTCTGGTCTCTTGAATCTTTGCACCAAACTCATTTGCATCATCAATCGTTGGTTGATACTCAGCAAATGCTTTAGCAATCTTCTCGTAATAGATCTCAAGTTCAGTCTTTTGAGCGTACTCAAATACAGTGATCTTGTGGTGAGAGAACTCAGGAATTGCTAGGTTAGCACTATCATTTTTACGATAGTAAACCTTACCAACACCAGTGTTTGAATCATATAGAGGAGACTTGGTAGTGAGATCTCCATCCTTGATTGTGAACTGCCAAATGTATGCGCCACCAGTTACATTGAACATTGATGTTCTTGCCTGCTCTTTGTCTGCAGGATCAGGAACATATAGAGGACGAATGATTGTACGACGGAGGTCATAACCAACCAGTGAACAACCACGAGGAACTACACAACCACCTTCAGTGCCGTTAAACTGATAGAGAACGTTGTTAGGATTAGATAGATCTAGGAGGGAAGAATCTGTCCAAGCATTGTTTGACTGATCAAAGCTGAATACTGGTGTTGTCGAATTATTCGCTGGACCAGGACGGTTATCGATGTAGTGATCACCAGGCATCAGCATGATGGTGAACTCATCGAATCTATCGTTATCAATACCAGGCAGGTACGAGTAACGTGCTACCTCAATAAATGCTCTCTGAATTGTCTTGAATGGACGATTTGGAGAGTTACCTCTATTGTCTAGCTCATCACTAGCATTAAAGTCGTCTGGAGAGACGTAGAGATAGCGACCTGTCTTACTGGAAATCAGGTTATCTAGTCTAGTTAGCGGCATAATTCAGTGTTACCAATACTGGTGTTGTTAGTCCTCGGATTATTTATCAGAGTTATTTACCGACTCCATAGTCGGATGCAGTTGACTCTAGATTAGATTGAATAGTTTGATGCAGTTTCGCTACTGCTTTACGAGTTTCTTCAGTCTCTTCCCACTCCCAGGTATCACCAGACTTGGTTACAAATTGACGTTTAATTGTTTTGCTCATAAGAATAATCCTTTTTTAGACATGTATTGTAGTGTTTCTTTCATGCTACCGATATGTTGTCTACCGATAGCGCATTGTGGATATGTTGCCTCTTTCCCAAACTCACATTCAAATTGATGCTGAGTGAAATGTTTTCCTACATGATATTCATGGTACTCGCCACCAAGAGATTTAAGAAGCATTCCCATGCGTTCACACTCTTGACTACCATTACTATAAATTACGACAGTATCAGTCACGTTGCCTCCAGTCGTCAGGTTTATCTTGCTTGAACCAATCTACAATTTCATCTGCACCGCTGAACCCCGTTTTGTAATTAGATGGGTCGGGGTCTCCTAGTCCCATCTTATTCATAAAATCATCCATACTGCCCTCTTGAATATCTTGAGCAGCTTGACGACGTGCTTTGTTCAACCAGTCTCTAGCAGTAGTGTATGACTTAGCAATTTTTTCTGCCCAAATCATGTCTTCTAATTGGACTTCCTCCTTGTTTGCGATCTTTTTACAGATAAATTCTAGTCTTAGTCTGTATTTGGTAGATAGCATATTATTCTTCCGAGAGATAGTGCTCTAGTTGGTTGATCCGTTGGAACTCAGCATATGCTGCTTCAGAGCGAATGTGAAGGATATCACGAAGGTCATCCATAATAAAAGTGGGATCGATACCATCTTCTAGGTATTTATCGATTGCTTCCTTGAGATACCTGTATCTATGCCACTCTTGACTGTAAGGTTTGTAGTTCATAATAAATTAAGTACAACTTAGTGTAATTCTAGGTCCATGTAAAACTGCCTTATGTGGTACAAAAGCTGGGATGAAGATAGAATCACCTGGATATAATGTATGTATAGATTGGTCTTCAAATGCATAAGAAATTTCTCCTAGCATCTGAGTTATTATAACATCATATGGGTCAGTATGCAAAGGAAATATTTTAGAAACTTTTGAAAACGAGACGTAGACATCCATAGTTTCAGGATTTAATTCGTCTAGTGCATCTTGAAGACTACCAGGAAAACTAGAAAGATCGCCATGCTTCAATTGAAGTGAAGGCAACATGCTATCATCACTAATTATCAACACAAGTGGAGTATTACTGTCTTGACTTGAATCTAGATCAATTTTTTTAATCACGTCATCCCAAGTGACTCTAGATTTTACGTGATTTCTGATTATTTTCATAACTCCTCCACCTGGGCTCGAACCAGGGACATTCTGATTAACAGTCAGACGCTCTACCGACTGAGCTATAGAGGAATGTATTCGCTATTCGCAAATAGCGAATGGAGAATAGGAGACTCGAACTCCTGACATCCTGCTTGCAAAGCAGGCGCTCTACCAGACTGAGCTAATTCCCCAAAGCCCCCGATCTGATTTGAACAGACGACCTGCTGTTTACAAGACAGCTGCTCTACCACTGAGCTACAAGGGCGAGGGAGGGGGTATCCCACCCCCAATAGGTTATTTGGGTAACAAGGCTAACCTAACCCCGATCTCCGTTCAGGCAGTCGCGAGGTCGCGAGTGCGGGAGAATGCAACGATATTGTTCGCTGCGACATCAGATGTTTTTGCATCTATTGGTTGCTTATCCAAGCAGGTTTCAGTCACGCTCCGTATACCCCGTCGAGACCATGGCACCCCCATGAAGTGGAAGTGAGGGGAATCGAACCCCTGTCCGAAATGTCGGTGGCGTCACCTACATGTCTTTTAGAGTCATCCATCAGGACTATGCTCAAATTATACCACGTTCTCGGTAGAATTTCAAGAATCCCCACTCACTTCCCCAAACTTGTCGATCGGTTTCAAAGTCGAATCCCTGATCTAAAACCCAGTAATAATCATCACCGAGTTCAACTTGGTTCTTGAGATAGGTTTGTTTACCTCTCCATGGAACTATACATTCCTTGCCTGCGAGAGAACCTTTGTACATCTCGCCGTCCAACTTAAAAAGTATATCACAACCCAGTCGTCTTTGCAAGGGTTTTTCGCGAAGAATATCTAGATTCTTGCAACCAACGTGTTGTTCAGGATCCTGAACTTCGTAGTTCTGTACTATGTAGTCATCTCCGATAGGGAGTATTTTTAGAATGAACTGACGATATGGTTGCCTAGGATTATAATCATATGCTTGCTCACCATAAAACAAATGATCACCTAGTCTAACATGTGCAATATTGATGTGTGCATACCTAGTAGGTTGCTTCATCGCTTGATACTTATTACTAAAACGTCCTTCCAGACAATCTTCAAACGGTTTCATCGGGCATCAACTCAGGATTCAATACAGGTACATTGAACAATAATGGGTGTGCTTCTTCCATGATCAAATAATCAGACGCTGAGTAGACATAATCTAGAGTAAATTCTGGATTTGTAGCACATTCTGCTAGTATCCACTGATTCTCTTTGTCTTCTTTTTCTAATGAATCGAATGTAAAGGGCATACCAGCAATAAAATACATCTTGACTGGTGTATTGTCTACCCAGCAATATTTTGTCTCTAGCTCATACCCTTTGAAAGACATGCCTTTGTTTGCATTTACACATAAGTATTTAACACTTATGCGAGCGGG